CTGTTCACGTGTTGCAGTATCTGCAAACACTTCAATTGGAGAATAGAAAATGTTGCAGTCTTCTCGACTACCATTGTCGGCGTCGTAGATCAGTACGTACACTTTAGTCATGTTTGCGGTCCTCTTGGAGTTCTTTGATACGTTGTTGCGCAGCTTCTAGTGTAAGATAGCAATCTTCGAAAAAGCCATCCGGTTCTTCCCAGTATTCTGTGTTACCAGTAACAGCTTCTTCCAGGTGGTACTCTGTTTCATAGTCTTCTGGATTAGACACCGTTCCCTGTATTATCTTAATCACTGTACCAGTATGCATATACTCTGTAATGTCAAATGTAAAGAGCGGACGGTCATATCTATACCATTCAATGCCATCTGCATCAGTCATGGTGATTTTGTCGCGACTAAAAAACTGGTTAGTTTCTTTTACATGATACAGGATTGTACCAGGTTGTAGTCTTGCAAAGTCTATCATTGTATCACCACGGCATTCATGTTATTTTGTAGTACGGCGATTCCAACGTTCCAGTGACGCATCTGCATCACAGTCTTCACAATGCACAGACAATTCTCGTTCACCGTTTTCCATAACAGTGAGATCATCTTTGCCGCAGAATGGACATGGTAGCAATTCGGGAATGTTAACAGCCATGGCCTTCTTCACAGCCCAAAAATCTTCTGGTCCAAAATTACGGCCGATGTGTGAACCACCACTGTTGTCTATCCATCCATTGGCATCTACACCATGCTTGGCAAAATCCCAAAATGGTTTCAATGCGGCGATCAACTGGCGGTTATGATCTTTTAGTGCAGTGATGTTTACCGTGTCTTCAACGGGGACGCCGTTTAAAAGACTCACTGCACGAGTGTAAGCACTGCTGTTATGACCGCTAAATTCCACACAGAGATCAACCACAGCCTGTTTGTACATGTCGCGTTCACGTTCTGCACGAAGCTGTGCATCGTATGCATCACTTGCTTGCCCTGCATCGCTCAATGCTTGCAATATCATTTCACGCTGATTAGCGTCTATGTTTGCATACTCTCTAAGAGCTTCGGCAGTATGAGTGTGAAACACACTCATTGTAACCAAATGCTGTTGATAGTTGGCACGACGTGTGGATCGTTGCTGATAGTCGTTGGCAACAGCCACATGTCTGCGAATCAAATCTTGTAAATCGTATTGGCTCATGGTTCTAATCCTTGTAAGAGATGTTCTTCTATCCAGTTGCGCAGTTCGTCAACTGTAGCACAGTCGCGCAAGTCTGCCCGGCGCTGCAATCTAATTCTAGCCAGTGCATTCTGTCGTTCAATTTCTCGTTGGCAACTGGTGCAATAACCATCTTCATGCCCTGTACGTTCATTACAGCCTTTGCACTTGGGAAATGCAAATGTTGCATCCTGCCGCCGTTTGCGGTCAGCATGATGTTCCTTGCATAGGTTGGGAACACGACCTTGCACAGCTTCGTTGTTACAATAGGGTCTACGACAACGCATCACACTGTCCAATCTCGTTTCAATGCTGTTTCCATGTTCTTGCATTTGGTATATTCGTAGCGGTCGTGTTCCTTGCTACGCTTGATACTGCTTGCCAACAGCATAGGAACATATACTGCACAACTCACGCACACACCTACCGCAAATCCAAAAACACCACCGTGCGGCATACAAGCAAGGCCAGTGATTAAAATCAGCCACAACGCTATCTTTACACCAGGGTGTGGTCCAAAGTAATGCAGGGTGCCAAGCCCACGACGTGCATGTGTAAAGATGCTGCGTTTTTCCATTGTCGTTACCTTATATAGTGGGATTGCGATGCACAGAGTCTATACGGTATGCATATCGTTCGCTGCCATCGTCAATTTTGTTTACATAGTTGTATGCATCCAAGTGGCTATCAAACGCAGCGACAGCGTCTACTCGTTCTACATTACGGTCTCGTCTCATTACCACATAGATCATTTTTATTACTCCGACACACGTAATATGTATGTCTTCTTCTTAAAGAAGAAGTCACCAGTTGTCAACGGTTTTGACCACCCATTCTTCTTAGCTTCACTTGCGGATTTAAACAGATTGAGCTCTGCAAGTAAAGAGGGGAAATGCGTGTGTTCAGTATTGGCCAATGACACAGTCACTAGCTGGATAGGGTACAGGTCTGAATCATCGTCGGGGAATACGTCCCAAGACAGTTCCCACCATCCTGCCCACTTGCCAATGTACATGTGATATACATGACTGCAAAGACTGTAATGGTCTTTCCACATTGCGTTGTCGGTTAGTTTCAAAATCGCAATGAATCGCTCATAGGTGGGCCAACTGTAGCCGTCGGAGCTCTGTTTGGCAACATAGGCCACTGTGCGTCTGATGTCACTGGGCTCTAAATCCTGCCATATTCCCGATGGTCTAATTTGTGTCATTCGTAGTCTCTGTTTTTCAATTCGATTATCAACGCTTCGATCTTGTCAAGTTTTTCCATTCTGTCGTTGAATCGGATTTCAGCGTGGGCATTATACTGATCTAGAATTCGATGCTCGTGGTGTGAAATAGTTACTCCAATTGTTATTGCAAATATTATTCCAATAAATGCACCAACTGCTGCCATGGCGAATACGTTTTCCAATCAGTCCCCGTTTTTCAACAGGAACTGATTGCTAATCGTTTTAAAGCTGAAGCCGGGATCTTCGTTGCACTTCCACACAAGACCTTCGCGGATCTTGTGCGTGATGCTGGGACCTTCTGCCATAGCAAGGCCGGCCTCAACACTAGCAGGCGCAATAAAAGAGTGATGGATCACAGGAACATGCTCAAGACCACGAGTTTCGCACACATGCCGCCGCATGATAGGCGGAATGTACTCATGCTTCTTGATGTCGAACATATCAAACACGAAGAACCGGTGTTCTTTAAAGCCTTCGCGGTTGCCTTGAATACCTGGACCCATTACTTCACCTTGCACAGCAATACCGTCGGGAATTTTATCTCCAATCTTGAGAGCCATAGCAACAAAAGTGTTGTCTTTATTCTCTTCGTTGATCTTGAGTTCAAGGTTCCGACTGCAAACACGCAGTTCGCCTTCCCAACGAAAGATTGTGCAGCTCGAACCGTCCAGCTTCATGGTGACTTCGTAGGTAGGTTCGCGGAAGTCAGCAGGCACCTCAACAGGATGCTCTTCAAGAGTTTGAGACTCTGCGTTCCATACCTTCTCGGTAGCAAACCGCTTTGACCGCTTTTGGATTTCACCAAAGCAGTTTTGAATACGCTCTTGATCAGTCTTGGGGATCAAGTCTGTGGGAAACATACCGGCAGCTTGACCTTGCAACTGTGCAGGCAGAACCGCTTCCCACTTTTGAATGCCAAGCAGTTCGGTAACGTCTAACCCGTCTTTAAGTTCGATGAGCATTTGATTCTCCAGTATTGTTCCCAGCTATCGTCAATCAACTTGTAGCATAGCTGTTGATAATTGTCAACACCAATTTCTCTAAACCATTGTCTGAGTTTGAATTCAGATATAGAAAATAGTGTGCTTATATCTTTCATTTTTATTTTATGTGTAGACAAATATTCTATTATTTGCTGTTTTTTATCAGTTGAGAATTCGATATATCTTGGATTATTTTCAGCAGACCATTTGTTTTTACGTAACAACCGTTGACGTGCAGATTCATCCAGACCATATAATTCGTCATAAGTTTTACCTGCCCTTGCAGTAGATATTTTTGTACGAGACTCTTGTGTATGTGTTTTACCTGTAAATGTGCCAATCTGACCTTTTTTCCATTTGGTATGATCCGGTGGTGATATTCCTTTTTTCTTATTTGTATCACTAATTTTTTGTGATATGTTAATTCTATCTTCGACAGTTCTGCTAGCTTCACGTTTTATAGACGCTTCTTTTATATTTCGTTTTGCAGCATCTGTACGTTTACTACCTGTTCGTGTTAATGCTTGCTGTTTATACAACGCAGAACGATCTTCGTCGGACCAATGCTCTAATGTATGACCCCCATCTCCACCTTTAGTCATATTATAACCATGCGGTATTACAGTATTAAAATAAGTTACCCAATAAGTTTCTCGGTCATTAGCAACTTGACGAGATACATCGCCCAATTCTTCAACAAGTATTAGTGTAAATGCATTAATGCCATGATGATTCATTGAATCATACAATCGTGTATTTTTATGGTTTAATGCACACTTTTTGTGACCTTCGAATCGTTTTATGTAATCAACTGATTTACCAATGTACGATTTACCTGTGATTGTATTTAATATTCTATATATCTGCATAATACTATCATTGTAGTCTAATAGTATTTAGTCGGGCATACTTAGATATGTAATACCGCCCACTTCAACAACTTTAAAAACATCTTCTATTTTCAAAAGTAATCCTTGAGAAGTAGTGCCACGAAGTTTGACAGTGCGAAGGCGTTCACCTTTTACATCGTTGTAGACACGAGGTTCTTGGCCTTTGCTAAGGAACGGTGCAAGTTCATGCGGTACCCAAGAATCAATCTCAAGGTACACTGCAAGACTGCCAATCTTAAACTCGTCTTTCTTAATGACTACTTTCCAGCCGTCTACAACAGCTACTTCAATTGCATCAGCACCTTCGATGGGCTGAATATCGGTAATACGCCGAACGCTTGCAAGTTTACGCATGTTAGTCTCCTCATTGTTTACACGCAACACATAACATGCTGTACAGTAGGTGTCAATGGAATATCATATGATATTGAAAATTAAATTAATCGGCAATCAGCAACATTATGGGATCGTTGCCAGCGCGGCCAATTGTACGAAACCCCCAACCTTGATACCATGTGTCTAAACTTTTACCAAGTTGTGCATTGTCTTCATTTAGATCTGCGACTAATACAATAGCTTCTGCACCGTCGGCAAATGCAGCATTTATAGCAGATTCAAGTAAAAAACTGCCTATGCCACTGTTTCTATGGTCTTCATCTACCCAGATGTTTCTGATGACAGCAATACGTGAAAATTTATTAGCAATTGAATCAATAAGATTGCTGTCTGCACCTTGCGCAGTGAGATAATTTACCAGTTGCGGCTGTGCAGTGTCTACTACATATCCTTCAAGACTACCGTTGTCGTCTTCTTGATCAATACTGGTATAACCGCTTGCTATTTCTAATAATCTCATGCAATCGCTCCATTAGACAGCGCAATATTTATTGCGCTGTCTGCTGTTAACCCTGTAGTATCTGTTAATCCAAACGAGAGCCAACTGACACTGCGTAGCCGGCGGCTTTCATCAGCTCAGCATAGGCACGAGCACCGGCTTCTTTTACATCAACGTTCTGCGTCATGTGCTTGGAAGGGTTCCACAGTTGCCAAGCTTTGCCAGTCCAATCTTGGCTAAAGCCAATGCTTTCAAACAGTTTGCGCTCAGCTTTGCCAGCAGTGGTATTGCCTTTGTGTTTAGGGTAGTAGGTGACCCATGCAAAGCCGCAAGGATAGCTTTCGCCAATTTCACTGTGCAGTTCATTGGCAGCGACGCGAGCAGCGTCAGTGGCTTTTTCGTGCAGTTCCTGGATTTCCATAGCGTGTATCCTGTGTGTGTTGTCTATGCGTTATACATAGCATCTAGTATGCCGTTGTCAACCGTGCTTGGGATAAAATCTACTGTTTAGGTAAACCGCATTGGCTTCCAACTCATGTGCCATTTGAAATGCAGGCGTTAATTCCCAAAATCCCAGTTCTGCAAGGAATGTGTCAATCTCTGGCTTGAGTGCTTGCCCCTCATAGTAAGGCACAACACCAGCTTCAGTCATAATCACACGGGTATCCACAAGACTCGCCGCTGCACCTCGTAGTACATCTAATTCTGCACCTTGCACATCCATCCATATGGCATCAATGGCAGGAATATTGTAGGCTTTACGCCAATCATCCAGCTTGTAGCCCCAGACTTTCACAGTCTTCTGTGCCCAATGTTCGTTGATAAAACTGCCTTCCAAGCCTTCAATTAACTTGTACTTGCTGCCAACACCCATGTTGTATTTGGTTTGGCTATTGGCAAGATCCACTGCATTGAACTCCATAAGACCTGTACGGTCGTTGCCTGCCATATTCCACAGTTTGATACGATTGCGAGTTGCAGAATCTAGCCTGGATAAATTGGCATTGCAAGTGGGAATATTATCTGCGGCTGCTTCAAAGATATGAACTTGTGCAGTGGGCAGTAGTGTTGCAAATTCCATAGAATCCAGCGCATCCCAACTGCCAATCTCCATGACAGTTTTCAAACTGTCAAGGTCCACAATGTCAGCAATATAACTCAATCGATCTTTGATCAAGCTGGCATTGCTGCCAGAAAACTCATGTGTGCCAATTGCTGCTAATGATGTGGCGTAGTGTGTGTTCATCTATGTTTCCTAGTTAATTACAAACTTGTTTGTTGTCAGCGTCCATGCGAGGTGTGATACCGCCACGTTGCGTGGCAAGATACTGGCAACCTGTGAGCGCATCAGTCAACACAGACATGTTGCTGCGACCGCCAGGGGGATCACTGTTGTCGCGCGGCGGTTGATGCTGCGCCAAACCTGCCACTATTACTATAGAAACCAAAACTGCTGCCGTGGTGATGAACCCGCTGAAACCTCCGCCAATTACTATTGGTTCTGGTTCTTTGGCCATTACTTTTTCTTTCCTAAATCTGCGATATCGATAATACTACACAACCATAATGTAATATGCAAGAGAAACATAAATAATATTGTAGTTCGCGAGATTGGCGTCTCCAACTACTCTATTGTTATGAGGAACAACAGCATGAATACTTATCGGCAATATCCAGTGGGATATTATGTATATGCATACATACGGCAATCAGACAATACACCATATTATATTGGAAAAGGCAAGGGCAATCGTGCTTGGCAATCACATGGTAGAGTAACTGTACCAAACGATAGCAGCAAGATTGTTATAATTGCAGATGATTTGAATGAATTATGGGCGTTTGCATTAGAACGACGACTTATCAGATGGTATGGTAGAAAAGATTGTCTTTATGAAAATGGACAAGCAGGTATACTTCTCAATCAAACAGACGGCGGCGAAGGACACAGTGGGTACATACAGTCTTCTTCTACTAAACTTAAACGTTTAGTCACTATAAAAGAAAAGTACAATACTACTCATTTCAATACACCAGAGTCTCGTGCAAAATCTTGGGAAACTAGACGAACCAATGGTACTGAATCTAGCAAATCATCTAAACCGCGGAAAATACGAGCAGTAGAATCTAAAGAAAGAGATCCTGCTAGATATGCATTAATGTGGGAAACACGACGTAATACTTGTCAAGTAGAATGCCCTCATTGTAAAAAAACTGGAATGCGTCATATGATGCATCGATGGCATTTTGCTAAATGTAAGTTATTTCTTATTACCTAAGTCTGAAAGATCTGTGCCAGGTGTAATGAATTGATATGCACCTTTTGAAAAAGCAGGTGCAATTCTTTTAGCTTTAGCTAAAATTTCAGTTTGAGTTGCAATTGATTCATTTTTAAGGTTAACCATAACGCCTGTTTGATAACCATTGCCCAACTTGTTGCCCAAGGGCACAGCAGCACGATTACCTGCACGGTAATCAGGAATGTTATTGGGAGATGCTACACGTTTGTCAGTCTTGGTTTTAGCGCCAATGCCACGTGACTTGAGCCAAGCTTCATGTTCTTCCACTGCACGCTTTTGCTTGGCATTGAGTTTGCGCTTGGGATTGTAATTGGTAGTAGTAAGGTAAGGTCCGACCATGTGTGTCATTCGTCGTAGCCTTTTCTGAGTTCACGCAACACGCGAGCTTCGGTATATTCTTTTTTTTCCAGTCGCAGTTTGGCAATTTGAAAAGTTATCCATCCTGCATATCCCACAACTGCAACTATCACTGCTGCTATGGCAAAATTGGTAGGCAACTGTCTCACCGCCCACCCTGCACCCACGCCCAATAAGATGTATGCACAAATGTTAGCAATGACACCCACCCAAATCATTAACAACCGTTTAGTACGTTGCTGCATGATACCAACTCCTTGTATTGATGTTATCTATACAATAGCAGATCATGCAGCATTGTCAATGATTATTCAGCAGGCGTTTCGTCTTTGGGCTTGCGAGGCGCACGTGGCTTCTTAGATTGGCCAGGTGCAGATTCTGACGTAGGTTTAGCAGCTTTGGACGCACGTTTTGTTGCAGCAGTTTTTACTTCTTCAACTGTTTCAGCAATGTCGCTGGCCACTTGTGTTGCAGCAGCAGTGACATCTTTAACTACCGTGTCAGCTAGCTTTTTAGCAGCAGGTGCAATGTCATTGGCAACTGTTTCACTCACATGTTTGGCCGCTGCGGCAGCTTGTTCTGCTGCTGCATTTGCCGCAGCTTCAAGTTTTGCATATGCTGTGCCAACTGCTGCTTGTGCTTTAACTGCTTTGGCTTCAACTACTGCTGATTGTGCAGGTGTGATACCTGCAAGTTTTTTAATAAAGTCCCACATAAATTCTCTCCGTGTTATGTTTGTCATTGTGTTTGTTTAAATTTAGTATTGACGTAGATGGCATTGACTTCGTATTCATGTGCCTGCTCTCTGGCAGATTCCAATTCTACAAAGCCTTGTTGTAACAAAAATGCATCAATTTCAGGTTTCAGTGTATGACCGTGGTAGTAGGGTTTGACACCCGCTTCTGTCATGATCACCTGCATATTTGACAATGTATTCACTGCGCCTCGTAGTACTGTGAGTTCTGCACCCTGCACATCCATCCAGATGGCATCCACTCGTTCGACCTTGGATTCTACACACCAGTGGTCCATGGTATAACCCTGCACAGAGATTTCGCGTTGTGCATTGTGTTCCCAGGGCCACATGTCAGGGTTTTCAAGTTTTAATACACTGCCCATACCTGTATTAACTTTGCCTTTGGCTGCCATGGCTTTTTCTTCGTCAACTTCATAGAACATTATAGGTCCTGTGGTATCTGTCAGGGCAATTTGGCTCAGTGCAATACGACTGCGAATATGATAGGGCTGTGTCATATAGGTTTTGACACAGCGTTCACAATTTTGTTTGCTGGGTTCAAATGCATGTACTCTAGCATCTGCGAATACGCGAGCAAGATTGACACCTTCCCACCCATCCATTGCACCAACATCTAGTATGGTTTGCCAACTGTTGAGATCTACAACACCCGTCAAATGTTGTAGGCGTTCAGCCAACACAGACATGTTATAGCCAATGGGATTACGTATCAGTGCGTCGTTGATAGTCATTAAATTTTCCTTATAAAAGCGGCAATGCCATAATCTGTATCTTCTGTACAATATCTGGCTTTATCATACATTGTATTGTCTACTGCATCAAACAGTGCAGCACACCCTGGGTGACTGTTACTATCATGTAGTAACACTATACCACCCGGACGTAGTAGATCTGCATAACGCCAATCGTTTACACAGGTGTTGACACTGTGCCACCCATCTATAAACAACAGATCCAAATGTGTTATGCCCTTGCTGGCTATGAATTCACGTATCGCAGTTTGATTGTGACTATTAGATTGCAGTGTACATGTATTGGCGTCTGCATTGTCAAGATAACTTTTGTCGTCAAGATCTACGCCCAAGTAAAATGATCCAGCAGGCCTGCCTTCCATAATAATCTTGCTCATACTGCGTTCGCTCATACTGGCTTTATTGCTGCGATCTACGCCAATTTCCATTGCTGCTGTCAATGATGTGCCAAGATGTTCAACTGCTTGACGAACAATTGCTCTATTACCGTCTGATATTTCCTGCAACCCAGTCCAGCCAAATGGAGGCGCATCTTGATCATTATCGACTTGTGGTTCAAGATCAGGAAAATACCTCAAGCCCTGTATTGTAGTAGGGCGAGGTTTAATCAATTCTATTATTCTATTATATGCGGTAGTCACAGCAGACCTTTCGTGTTAGCGGCTGTGATGATATCAACACCGTAGCCATTATATATTATGCTACGGTGTTGAAGTTTTTTCAAATTTTATTATGCAGCTTTTTTTGTTATACCAAGTTGTCGCGTCGTCATTGCAAAAACTTGTTTGTATCTATCTGCGGCATACGATGCACAAAACGCAAAAGGTTTGACTTTGGGATCAACATTACATGTACCACGAATATAACCAATGGCCTGCTGAATAACACAGCTTGAACCATGCTTTTCATTGGGGTTGATGTCAAGGTGTACATCGATAACGTGATTGACAAACAGCTCGCTTAACCTTAGGTAAAGTTCGCTGACACGATAGACTTCGTTCATCAATCGCATCTGTGGTTTGTCCTTGCGTTGATCATAGTCGATCTCGCGATTCACGCTACCAAAGATTCTACATCCCTTGTTGCCATTGATGTGTACAACAACCGCTAGTGTATAGTCCGCATGCCAACGACCATCTACAATCATACGTTCGCTGTCGCAACCGATGTATAGTTTGGTGTCAGGTCCGCAGCTATCTACAAACGCTTTGATGTCATTGAGGTCGAGTTCTTTAGGTAACATTGTGTGGTCCCCCTTTCATGGGCCAGTATTGATATGTCATTGACAGTGACACGTAACTGGTAGACTCCCATGCTACATTGATCTTGCAATGTAGAGTTCGAAACGTCTACAATTTCAAACTTACTGCAACTGGTGCAGATTCCCTATTACGCATGATATTTATATACCGTTTTAAAAGTTTATGGCGGAACGACAGGGATTCGAACCCTGGGTACCCTTTAACAGGTACGACAGTTTAGCAAACTGCTCCTTTCGGCCTCTCAGGCACCGTTCCGTATTAGTTGTAATATAGTTATATATTACGGTAATGTCAATTGCTTGTTACACTACAGCGAATAAATATCACTATAATACAGCATAGGAGTTGCGTATGAAATTACAAACTATAATAATGGCACTGTTTTCTATACTAGTGTTGGGAATATCATCAGCCGCTGCACATACTCTTGGCCTTTGCCATGGTCAATATGCACTGTGTGCAGCATCTGCCACTGTGCCCACTGGTCGTACTATGACAATAAACGGCAAGGTTTTCAAGGAAGGTGCAGCAGTTTGCCCAATCTTGGAAGGCGACAGCATTGCAGACTTGGATCTCATGGATGGCAGTTGTGACAGCGAGCCTGGCAAGGTATGGAGTCTGTTTGGTGTACCACCTGTGACCAGCTATCCACAGGCACCATCATGGGCTGCTGCACCTGCACAGTTTCGTTCATTTACAATTGGCGACACACCTGAAACTGGTATGAGCAACATGTGGAGTTATCCCTGTGATATTCAAGCAACGCCTGTGAATGGTGCCAAGCTGGCCACTTGTTATGGTCCTATCATGGAAAGTCCATGGACACATCGTCATGTTAAACAGGGTCAAATTGGATTTACACAGGCTGCACCTGGTGCTTCATATCCTGTAGGGGGCAATGCACCCAACGAGTCTGCGATCACTGACGGCGATTGGGGTTCTATACTCAAGCCTGCGCAGAGTAACTAACAAAAATGCCCTGCCATAATGGCAGGGCATTTTACATAACCAGTATTAAGGTAACCGGCAACCCTTATTCTCTATTACTTCAAAGCAGCCTTAGCATACATGTTGATTTCCATGCCACAAGCAACTTCTGCAACTTTAGGTGTATTCCAAGTCATTTGTAGTCTCCTTGTTGTTGGTAAACTGTTTACCGTAGTATAATATTTATAAACTGGTTGTGTGTTTTTGTCAACGCAATTACTCATGATTGCCTGCACTATTGCCAATGTACCGCATTGTAAAAATTTATATATAAAGTGGTGCCCCAGGAGAGGATCGAACTCCCGTCTGCTGATTACTAATCAGCTGCTACGCCACTCAGCTACTAGGGCACTGTTTTTACTTATAGTTTATCTTAACTATAGATTAAATTATTTTGGTGGTCCCAACTGGAATCGAACCAGTGGCCTCAGAGGTAGGAACTCTGCGCTCTATCCAGCTGAGCTATGGAACCGTTAAGTTAATTTATCATATTTTGACAATGATGTCAACTGAATACGATACCTTGACCAATTGTAATACCCTGTCCTATATCAATGGCAGCAGTTCCAACTATTGGCACCCAGTCTGCGGTATTGCTTACCAGTGTGGTAGTTGGTGCTGCAAACCAGTTCGCGCCACCTTTAGGTGTATTGTCTTTGATACTGAGATAGTTTGCTGCCACACTGCTGCCGCTCTTGCTGATTGTTGCAGCAGATCCGGACGTCACAGCATTGAGCGTGACCAAACTGCCAGCAGTGCCTGCTAGCGTAAAGTTGCTCACAGTCTGCGTTGTGCCAGATGTCAAGGATATTGTGCTAGGATACGCAGTTGCAGCGATATCATTAAACGTGTTGCTACCAGTCACAGTCAATGCACCCGCACCAGCTTGCACCAGTGTTGCTGCGAAGTTACTACCACCGCCTACAAATGTTTTGGCTGTAGCACCCGTCATTGAGATGTAGCCAGGTGCAACGCCGGCAGTTGAGGTAAAGTTTGTAGGTTGTGCATTGTTGAATGCAGTGGTTGTTACACCAGGGCATACAATAGTGCCACCGTTAAATGTAATGTTTTTAGTACCAGCAGCAGTGGTAAATGCTGTACCCACTGTTAGTGTTTGACCGTTAAGATCCAGCGTACCGTTGGTAAGAGTGACTGCACGAGTGCTGCCAGCAGTCATTGCATCTTGTAAGGTCCATGCTCCGCCTACACCGTTAAAGGTTACAGGAAAATCTAATGTTTTACCAGCTGAGGTTATGGTTTTACCTGAGGCAGTTGAGGCAAATGTCATTGCAGATGTGCTAGCCGTTAGTGTCATGGTGGGCGACAATATAAGATTACCGTATATAAATGAGGCATTTATTGCACCTAATGTACCACCAAAACCAGTAAAGTTTACGTTTTTTGCTGCTGGTGCACCGACTCCCAGGAAGCTTAATGCATATGTACCACCTGTAAAATTAAATGATATCGCATTGGTTTCTGTTGGTGAACCAGAAGACACAGTGATAGCAACTGCACCCGAGCTGGTAACATTGACCACTGGTGTACCTGTTACAGTTAAATTGAGAGCAGTTGCAGTGGCCCATACAGTACCTGTACCAGTAGCAGTTATATTGCCCGTGCCAAATGCAATAGTTCTAGTATTACTGTTATTGGATGAGAATAATCCAGTTGTCAATACGTTGTTATTGAGATTCAATATACCTTGTGTCAAGGTAAACGTCAGTGTAGATCCCATTGTAAACGAATCTACCAATGTTAAACCTGTAGCAGTGTTGGTGTTTACAGTGATAGGCTGGGTCCACGTTCTGCCAGCAGAAGTAATATTTTGAGTGGACTTTTGCCCAGCAAGTGTTATTGTACCTGTACCAGTTGTGGTTACAGCAGACGTAAGTGTAATATCTCCATAAACTGTAAATGTGTTTGTGCCATTTGCAAACGTTAATGCAGCAGTTCTACCTGATAAGTTTAATGTGCCAATATTATAAATTGTGTTGGGGATAGTGATAGTAGTAGATGCATTGGGACTTGTATCATCAATAATAACAGTATCCTGTGCCAATGGGAAGTTGTTTACAGCAGGAGTTCCGCCGGACGTAGTCGCCCATGCTGTTGCGTTCCAGTTAGCCCCTGCTGCCAAATTCCAGTATTTGTTAACCCCTGCTGGAAAAGTTATAGTAGTTTCATCGTTGCCTTGGCAGTTGCCAAGTCTGGTGCCCGTCCAAGGGGTAGCAACTGTGCCCGCAGCTTTGATATCTGCAAAATCCACGTCGGCCAACGTAGCAAGAGTACCATTAAGAGTTATAGTACGCTGAGTACCAACAATATCTGATTTGACAAAAAATCTCGTAATCGCAGTATTTGCTGCACCAAAAGTAAGCGTGCCGTTTATAGTTTGGTTTGCAGCAAATATAACTCCTTTAACACCACCAGCAGCACTGGTAAATGTTAAATTATTAAAAGTATTTGTGCCGCTTATAGTTGGAAAATTGTTTGCACCGGTTGAGGTAAAACTCACATTATAGAACGTTAATCCACCACCGTTGAATGTTGTGTTAGCAGTACTGCTAACCAACGTGCTGGTACCTGCGTTGAATGTCAATCCGGTTGTAACAGTAAAATTAACAAACGTAGCAGTATTAGTAGATGTGATAGTAGACGACCCAAAATTTATAGTTCTTGTTGTGGTACTAGAACTATAAAGCGCACCCTGTGTCAGCGTCATATTAAAGTTGCCGGTGTCAAAAGTACCCCTGACAACTCTGAATGAGTCAGTACTGTTTATAGCACTAGTCCATGCACTACCCAGCGTCCATCCGCCGCCGGTACCATCTAATGCTATATAACTAGTGGTTGTACCTAAAATAGTCACACCATTTGTAGTAATGGTTTTACCAGTTGCAGTAGCACAGAATACTATTATTGGTGTTGCAGTCCACGTCAAGTTAGCGGCAGGCAGTGTCATACTACCGTAGATGCTCCAACAAGTCAATGCTGCGCCTGCTAATGTAACTGCACCACTTGCTGGTCCAGCAATATTCACGTCAAGACAACTAGGTCCTGAATAAATCGTGATACTGGTAACTGTTTGTGATATGCTAAGGTTATAGGTACCAAGTCCGCCAGACCCTGTACCAAAGCTAGTAATATACGTGCCGCCAGCCACGTAGGTTGTAGCAGTTGGTCCGGTAGCTGTGCCAGCATAAATGCTGTTTCCAACTGCTAATGCGCCGCTGGTAACTACAGTAATGGTTAGCACTGTACCTGCAATAGTACCTGTACCAACAAAGCCGTTGGCCATTGTTACTGTATAAAGTGTTGCGTTGGATGCACTGTCAAATATCACACTGTCTGCATAGGTTGGTGCAGCAGCAAGTGTGGTTCTACCTGCATCGCTATACCAGTTTGTGGCAGTGTTAGAATCCCAGGTGCCTGATCCACCGCCCCAATATCGTGTGGCCATGAGTTGTTACTCCTCTACCGGAGTGATAGCAGCGATCCATGCTGCAAAACGCTGTTGCTGCATTTCAGTTATTGCAGCATCTGTGATGTTGATATAATCAATGGGACTTAGTACTATAGAGTCTTTGAATGACTGACCATTGTAGTCAAATTCAAAACCTATACTCCACCATCCGTCTGGTCGTTGTGTTGCCGAACCCATGTTTGTAGAATCCCAAATACAGGGTATTTATCTGGAATTCTACTAGATTTTTACACAATGATGATACGGTCGAAGCCTTCGTCCGCAGTGGGCATTTCCAACTGCGATACCATGCCCATGACAATGTTGGCAGGAATGGTTTTTCCAGGACGATTGGCCAGTCGTCGCTGCAATTCTGCTTCAGGCGGAGTATTAAAGTACACAGCAATTTTTTCGTAATGCGCAGGCACACGATTCAATTTCTTGCCACGAGTCTTGGCAGTTACATTGGTCTGATCCCAGATTACATCGTGTCCTGCTGCAAACGCAGCCACAGCATCTGCATGCATTTGCCGTTCAGCTTCACCAATCACAGACTTGAACATGTCATTGTAGGTTTTGCCTGCGGCTTCCGCAGCAGCTTCGATTTTGTCATCTGTGCTGAGAATAACCGCATCGATGCCGCAATTTTTGATCCACGTGCTTTTACCAGAACCGGGTACGCCAATCAAGATGTAAAGTTTTTGCATGTGCTATCTCCTTGTTATGCGATGTTTATACGGTATCCACACTGTTGTCAACAGTGTCTGGACCTTTCATAAACTTGAGAAAGTGAAGATTGCCTTCCAGTTCTTCTTCACTGATACCACAACTCCACGCATGTAGGCAATGTTCACTGTTGACTTTGCAGATAGGACACTCCCAGCCGTGACTGTGTTTGAATTCATATAGTACCCAACACTTTTCACAAACGGGAGGTCCAAGGCCCATTTTACTCTATCCCTAATATAAGTTTTGCGTCATCGCTCATGAGTTCCGGACCCCATGTTGGATCAAATACCACATTAACGGTTACATTGTCGATGCCTTTAACTGCCAACGTTGCAAATCTAACATCGTTGACAATATCATCTGCACTAGGGCAAAATGCACTGGTTAGACTCATGATTATATCACATGTGTTATCTATAATGTTGACATTATATATAAGACCCAGATCATAGACATTGACGCTAATCTCTGGGTCATATACTTCTTTTAAATTTTCAACAATTAGATCATGACGGTTGTCTGGGTCAACAGTTTGATTGTTGGCATATATTACTGCCGTTGTATCCATAATTTTACCCAATGTTTCTATAATCAGTCAGACATCTTACGCTTGTCGATGACCACATCTGCCAGGCCATAGGCCACAGATTCAGCAGCAGTCATAAACGTATCGCGGTCCATGTCGCGCTCAAACTCTTCATAAGTCTTGCCCACGCTGTTGTGATCCACATAGATCTGTGTGAGTTCAACTTTCATGCGTTCAATCTCACGTAGTGTAATAGCCATGTCGCTGACCATACCCTGTGCCCCACCTGAGGGCTGATGGATCATATGACGTGCATGCTTCATAATATAGCGATGCCCAGGTGCACCTGCTTGTGCTAACAGTGACCCCATGCTTGCAGCTTGTCCCATGACAAATGTGTACACAGGGCATTGAATAAATTGCATTGTATCGAAAATACTCATACCAGCAGTGACTGATCCGCCTGGTGAATTAATATAGAAATTGATTGGCGACTTGGCATTTTCGCTTTCAAGAAACAGCAATTGTGCAACCAACAAGCTGGCACTGTGATTGTTAACATCAGTATCGAGTATAATCACTCGGTCGCGAAGTAATCTGCTGTATATATCGTAGCTGCGTTCGCCATTGGCGCTTTTTTCTACAACGATTGGCACTAGATTGGGCATGGTATTTCCTTTGTATGTTATATTAAGTATAGTATCAGTGACAGATTTTCTCAATCTCGTCAGCAGTGCGGTCGCTCATTGCAAAGCCGGCAATGCAATTGTTCCTGTTGTAATCATTGACAGCTAACGAGCATGACATAGCAACAACTATACCCACTATCATAATTACAAACCATTTTAGTTCCATTTCCATTTGCGTTGCTCCGTGTGTTACGCAGTTTATGTTATAGCCAATGCATCTTAAACAGCACAGCATCTGCATCGTAAGCAAACCAAAATCTGCCAGCTGTAGTAACAAATGATCCTGGCTTCAAATTCTGCTCGCACCATGCAAACGCAGGCTTGTAACTGCTTCGGATTTTCACTGACTGATATCCAAAGTTATCTAATGTAGACGTTTTTTGAAAACGTCTACGATTGTACAGACGTAGAAAATGTTGATAGTGTACTTTGTCCATTTTAAGATGCGCTCCGTCCTTTAACCAACCAGGTATAATATCGTCTGCCCAAATCACAGCATTCATATATGATTTTCCTGTCTGTCTAGCTTTTAAAAAAGTTATAGTTTGTGTTGCAGTTGCGGCAATGGCATCAGCTTTCTTACCCGCAGTTATAGCATCATAAAATTTATAATGCATGAGTTATTCCCATTCTTTCAAAGCACTGGCACTCACTGCTGCAACAATGGCATCCACATCTGACTGATACAAGCCACTGCTGGCAAAACTATTGAATTCTCCAATTCTAGCACCGCGTTCTTCGCAGAGGAAGATGTCCACAGTGTAACAGGTATCCAACTGCCAGTCTGCTGTGGCAACACGTTCTGCCATGGCAACACAGTCTGGATGCAAGTCGATGCGTGTCATCAACCTGTCATCCCAGCGGTATTGCGATCCAGTGACTATCTTGCGATCACATATCACAAAACGATTCTCACACTTGATAGGACGAGCTCGGGCAATCAAACACTGTTCATGGTCAAAGGGTCTGCTGGTCTGTTTGAGTGCAGACAATTCATAGTCCAGCTTGTCCATGGTCACATCAAAGCCAGTGAAGCTTTTGAAGCCGCTGTCTGGCCGCATGAAGATGTGATCGCCAAACAGATCGCGAATCATAGACTTGCTGCGGGCAATCATGCCCACTGGCATGTAGACACAGTGTTCATTGAAGTACCAGTCACCGGGCAACTGCGTCATGTAAAAGCTGGTGTCAGTGTCTTTTTTGAAACCATATGCGCCGGGTGTATAGCCACGGTTTTTGGTGCGTATGAACTTGATAGGACCATACATGACCACGCATTCATCTTGTCCATAGGGAATGTCTGCATACTCGCGAGTATTGGGATCAAAGTCACTTTGAAAGTATTCGATGCCTGCACGTTGCAATGCAGAGTCAATCTGTGGCGATCCGGGCCTACGAAAGATTTCAGTACTGATTGCCCATTTAACTGTGGAAGGTGTGCGCATTATGGTCCTGCTTCAATCATGTCTTTTGCAAAGTTTAGTGCCACCATGCAGTGTTGTACACCTACAATCTGAGTGTGACAATCGATCAGAGCATTGTGTTGGCCTTCGGGATTGTTATCACGTAGATCATCCCATACTGCAAACAGTGTACGGCTATCGAGAACTCTGCTATAACGCCACGGCGCACTCATGCCATACTGTTGATAGAGATTTTCAAGAATGACCAAATCAAACTGCGGCCCTTGCGCCCATACACTTTTACTGCCTTTGACAAATGCACTGAGTTCTTTAAGAGCTGTGGCTATGTCAATGCGGTTGTCAGGATCAAATGCTTCTGTGCGTACTGCATCATCTTGTTTAAGCCACCAGTCTATGGTGTCAGCTTCACTGCAACGGTTGATCTTCTCTTGTTCATCAATGCTCAACCGCATATAGAAGTTGTCAATGGGCTCACTCAGCGTATTTGGATTAAATTTAGCTGCACCCACTGTGAGGACAATGCAGTTGGCAGATACGCCCAGCGTTTCGATATCAATCATTACATCATGCATTCGTCACTCCGTTGTCAATTGTAGACACACTAACAGTATATGGTAAAACAGTCAATGACATTCGCTAAATATTCACATGCGCATCAATGAACTCACTGGTTACCGTTCCCATCCTGCTTATAAACAAGCAAGATCCACGTTTGACGATACCACAGACAAATGGGCCATGCAGACTCGTCGCAAAGACAAACTGGAACAGTTTAGAACGTTTCTAGAAAAAAATGGCTTCAAGTTTATAGACAAGGGATCGTTTGGCGCAGTATTTGAACGTCCTGGATATCCATGGGTATTTAAAATATTCAACAGGGATCCTGCATACTTACACTTCGTAAAGTATGCCATGGCACATCAGGATAATCCACACTTGCCACGGATCAAAGGCATCATAAAAATCAACGACGATACCTATGCAGTGCGTATGGAACGCTTGAGTCCAATACCGCTTGGCACAGAGCCTGCAATGTCACTGATACGTAAAATAGTCGGCATTGACAGCTATGGCGATCTCAGCGATGCAGATGTGGCATGGATAGACAAAAAGTTTCCAGGCATTTCTGCGTTTTTCAAAAGCTTTCCGTTGGGTGAGTTTGAATACGATCTACACTTACAAAACTTCATGCAGCGTGGCAAGACCATGGTTATAGTAGACCCCATATATGATTATAGAGAAATGCAGGGCAACTGATGCAGCTACGTGATTTATTCGAACGTCACTATAAAAGCTTGCCAGCGTATCAGCAGGCTCACAGTGATTTCTCTGACACCAGTACGCATGGTGCAGCCATGCACGGCATGCTGAAATTTGATAAATTCATGCGTGAAAATGGATTTGAACTGCTGGGATCGGGCGGATTTGCCAACGTTTATGAACGACCAGGATATCCTTGGGTATTCAAAATCTTCACTGGTGATACAGCATACCTGTCATGGTTGGAATATGTCACTGCCAATCAAGGCAACGAACATGTGCCTAAACTACGAGGTAAACCATTTAAAATCAACAACGGTACCTATGCCATACGCATGGAAAAATTAACACCATTGCCCGGCAATTTCACGGATGATCCATTGCTTGATGCTGTTATGTATGGCGGGCTTCCACTTACACGCAAGTCTGAAAGCACTATTACAGATCTAGGGCATCCGGATTTATTGGCTGTTTTAAAAGCAATAATGAAAATTGCATATTCTAATAAAAATTACAACACAGATTTACATAGATATAATCTAATGATGCGCGGTAACACACCTGTTATAACAGACCCGCTTGCAGATTCCAGGGTATAAAACATGCGCTTACAACAACTATTCCTCAACGAAAACACAGTGCTTGATGAACTCACACACTACAAAAACTTGCCTGCGTACAAAACTGCGCAAGATACATTTGCAGGTGTTGGACGTGGTGGTCATTACAGTGCCATGAAAAAGTTCAACGAGTTCATGAATGAACACGGCTTTAGGAAAATGGGCGAAGGTGCATTTGGTGCAGTGTATGAAAAGGAAGGATATCCATGGGTATTCAAAGTATTTCATGGAGATCCTGCATACTTGGATTTCTTACGCTATGCCATTGCACATCAAAATAACCCACATGTGCCAAAGTTCAAAGGCAAACCCTTCAAAATAGATGATAAAACCTATGCCATACGCATGGAAAAACTATATGAATGGACCAGTTACTTTGATCTTATGGGACATACCAAATCATTGATGTATGCTGTATCTTCGTGGAGACCGCCTGTGTCACCAGACCAAGAAGCAGTGTTTAAGTCACGCGGTGCCGCAGGATTAATACCAGTACTCAACAATCTTGCTCAATTGTGTGGTAGTAAAAATTACAGACTAGACCTACACCATGGTAATATTATGAGACGTGGCAATACCATAGTAATAGTAGATCCTCTGGTAGACGATGCGAGTTTGCAAAGAAGTGAACCAAATATGGCGCCGCCTGATGAATCGCAACAGTCCACTCAACCGGGCAGATTTGAACCCAGTTCAAAGTGATCTTCAATAAAGCCGCCAACTGGACAAAATCCTTTGTTGTAATTGTTGTTTGCAATTTCTGCACATTCGCGAACAATCAGTTCAGCAAACTTTTCCAGTGATCCAGGGTTGTTCAGAGACTCTTGCCAAATGCGCACCCGTTCTGTGTCAGCATCTGCCCATTTGGTTTGTACAAGCCCTGCTTGTTTGGCCAGTTCTTTGATACGTGGATTCATGCTGCGTCCTCATAAACTATGTTATAACCTGTGGGCATTTTTCTGCGCGGTATGTCACGGTTACGTTCCCGCTGCATCCAGTCCCACACTTGCTGTGCCAACGGATCCTTATATACTCGTCGTGTTACAGGACCAAATCGTTCACCTTTGGGACCTACTAACCACATATCTTTGCGATACTCATATTCATAAGTCATGGTTTCAATCCATATTTTCTGCACAGTGCAGCATGACCTGCCACTGCTTCATCCAGTGTTTGATAGCGATCAACGACTTCACTGCCGTTTTCTGAGAACAAGCAAGACTCATACTTGTAACCAAAATCCATGCCCGGTATAGTGGGCATTTCCACAGTGCTCAAGCGGATTGTTTCAAGACTAAACAATCCGCCATCGCTTGATACCTTTTGCCAACGCGGCGCCATCAGTTGTCTCCATCAAAGTGATAAGTCCATTTGATATCCTTCCACAGATGCCGCACGGAATCAATGGTAGTCTGAGTGCCAGTGTGCTTGCGGATATGCGCAACCAGCATTGCACGAGTATCTTTGCCGTCAAATTTGCCAAACACAATCATGGGAGCCACAGGGTCGTTCTTCTTGATAGTGGGCATCCACTCAGTGGCATAACGCTTGCGGTCCAAGCCAGATGCCACCACACCGTTGTAATAACGGTCGTAGCTGTCAACACTTGCAGCAATGCCTTCCCAAAAGTCATTTTCAAACTGGTCAACTCGATGACGGTCATCATCCAACATAAACGCTTTGCTGTCATCCAGCTTGTCCGTGACAATCAACTTGATCAAGTTCTTTTCCAAGTTCAAGTTGTCTTTGGTCTTATGGATACGACAGTACCACTCGCCTTTGATTTTGTGCATTTCGCCATCGTCAAAACGAATGATCCAACCTTCCATGCCTTCAACATCATGGGTCTCAGACAACAGTCGTTCCATGTTGGCAGCAGTGCCGTCGTAAGCACGAACAACATCAATATTGTAAGAACCTCCCCATTCTAGCAAGTCGGCATAGCCGACATATTCACCAGAGACATTGTGACGAATAGCCAGCAATACCAAACGGTCCTCTGGATAGTCAATGACAATGCGTTGCTTACGGCTGCACCATTCAAAGATGGGAGTCATACCGCGAGTGATGCATTCGCGTGCCATAGATTCATAACCATGAGTACCAAGAGTAGCAATGAACAGTTCTGCACCCATGCCAACATCAGTGATACCCATCTTGGTACCCCAACGGATACCCGCATCAGTGATCACAGGCGTAATCATAGAACCATCCAGCTTTTCCAAGATCACATGCGGACGATTCAAATCAATGCAGTGCATTTGAGTTTCGTCACGTTCGTTGACGTTGAAGAACTTGTGCAAACGGCGTGCCATGATTTTACCGTCGTTATGGAAAAGTATACCACGGCATTCTCGACGAATGGCAGCATGCAGATCGTATTCATTGTTCAACATCACAGGAGGGAACGTATCAATCATGTTGACCATGTAGTTGACAACGTAGCCCCAATCGCGTTCAACAATTTTAAATTCATCGCGACCTGCAATGGCAGCACGAACATCGTCGATATGATTGATGTTAGGAAATTGGTAGCCCATGTCGTTCAACCCTGTATGAATAACTGTGTATGGTTGACAATAACACATAGCAAATTACTGTCAACCATATTTTTATTTAAAGATGTAAAAACGAACGTTTTTTGTCTGCAACGATTGCAGGGATCGCTGCCATAACTCGTCTACAATAGGCACTGGGTTTTTTGCCTAATTTTGCATATGTACCACGGTTATAGAGAGTAGCTGCTTTACACCAATCGCCCTTTGCACGATCTAGCGCCTCTTTGAGGTATAGCATACTCCAGGTCAGGTTCGTTTCTGGGTCAAACAACAACTTGCAGTTGCCTTTGAATCCCAGACCTTTGGCAGTGGCACATCTGATCTGACCTAGACCATAGTTGCCACTGTTATAAGCTCGCACATCGAAAGTACTTTCGACCTTTATGATAGCGTATGCCAGCGAGAATGGCACCTGTCGTTCTGCGGTCTTGTCAGCGATTAACTGAACCAATGGAGGAAGGCTATCAACATTCACAACATCGGCACCCCATGCTTTGCAGCTAACGCATGCTAACACTAGGGCTACGACCATGATTTTTAACTTCATAGTAATTTATTTAACTACCAAAACCGCATAATTGTCAAGCCAGTTAACTGTTGACTGCGCCAAGTACCAGATAGTAAGCGGAATATTGCTTCTTTGCACCGTCAACACACTGTTAAAGTATGCTATAATATTGAAAAATACTGCGTTAACTCAGTCAACGCAGTATTTAATTTTAGATTATTACGTTGGTTTTGCAGTCTATGGATGTAGAGGGAACCTGCTAAGATAAGGTTGCAGTGCTTCTTTATATCCAAACACATAAGCAGCAGTGGCTTCGCGACGGAAGCACATATAGTTGCCATCTGACATTTCAACTGGAGGCAGTGTATGTGTTGCAGGAGCGATCAAACTTCGGATTTCACTGTTGACAATGTAAGGGTAAGTGGGATCAATCACAATACCTGTAATAAAACCATCTGTGTCAGCTTCATCAACTGATTGCATGACTTCTTGCCATGAACCTTTCAAATTGATCTGTGTGCCAAAACCATTGGCCTGTTTCATCCACAACTCAATGTCTGCCTTGCGTTCAACATCTTTAGAGTTGATGTAATGATTGTAAACAAAGTGATTGGCAGCATGCCCACTGTGGGCCTGTGCTTTTCCTGGGGCCATGCTCTGCAAATCCGTTCTAACGAACACATACAGTGCTAGATAATCTGCCATATTGTTTCCTTACAAGTAGTGTGCGGATTAAAAAACTCGCACAATGAGATGTCCATTTTCAACTTTAACCTCAACATTGCCCAGCGCCAACAACGGACCGTAGAGTTTGGCATTCTTTTCGGCAAGCTTGGCACGCTTGAGCGCAAAATGTGCGTCACAGACTTTGACAGCTTCAAACGGTTTTTTGCGATTCAAACCGCGCTTGGTGTAGTAGTCAGGTCGTTGTCCAAAGAAGTCTTTGATGATATCGCTTACAGCACACACACGATCCACATGAGTGTCAGTGTCGAAAAACTCCTTGTGTTGACCCGCTGCTTCATTGCCGCGGTAGATTGCATCAAGATATGCACCCAAGCTATTTTTCACTGTGTGAGTTGTATTCAGATCTTCTTGAACAAGCATTGCGGTCATCGTTTTGATCCTTTGGTTGTGTTGTGTCTCTGTGCTGCATACGTAACAGTTGTATGCAGCACTGTCAAGTGTAATTTTAGTTTGCCCAATAGCTTTCGCTAGCAACGCTGCAATGCCAAGGAGTGTTAACGCTTTCGCGCACAATTTCACCCGTCATCATGTTGCAAACTTCGCGGGTACCTGCAATCAGCAAGTGATAAGCAGCACTGTCTTGCACTGCAAGCACTGTGTCTTCCACGTTCTTCTTACGGCAGATACGAGTCTTAGCAGCTTTGGCAGCAGCTTCGGTTTTGTAATACTGCGTACCATAGGCACGCTCGGTAACAATTGCAGTAGTGTTGACGTTGTAAACTACGTAAGCCATTGTGTGCATCCTTGTGCGCTGCGTTATATGTTATACATAGCATCAACAGATACTGCGTCAACCAATTTTTAATATTTTTAACAATAAATAATTTGTAATACAAAGGTTTTACTACATGATTGAAGAAATTAAAAAAGCTGCCGAGTTGTCAAACAGTTGTCAACGTAATTGGGATCACAGTGCGTTGATACCAGATGAACATGTTGAGATGTTAATACATAGCATTCGTCATGCACCAACTAAACAAAATGAAACTCACTACAAAGTATTTTTTATTCGTAATCCAGAGCTTATATACCAGATATACAGAAAGACAAAACAATTTGCTGTTACGCCAGGAACTGGTGATATCACACAGTTTACAGACAACGACGGTAAAACCAAACTTGAATACAATGTTCGCAACTCTCAAGTCAACGCAAACTTACTGATAGCATTTTGCGATGATTGGGATCAATCAAAATCTCGAACTATGATTCACAGAATTGTAGATGAACGTCCGAATGATGTTGCACCTGGCGCTATAACTGAAAAAGAGCGTCAGAAGGCTCTCAGTATAGGTGTTGCTACTGGTGAGTTAATATTAGCTGCAAACTTGCTCGGCTACAGAACAGGCATCTGTACTGCATTTTGGTCGCATGAGATGACGGATTTTTTCGAGGGTGGGGAACTAAAACTATTAGTTGGTGTAGGCGTTCCGCATCCAGACAAGGATAGAAAAGAACACGAAGAAGTCGTCAACAAGGACATTGTAGCAGTTGATCGTCGTAGCGGCGACGATGATGCCAAATGGATTTTTCCTACGTTTGAAAAAGACGTGATGATCAAAGAACTGCTTTAAATGTTCAGAGCCTATAGTATCACACATCTTCTGTACGAACAATGTCACTCTGATATTTGTCCATAAACGCATCAAAATCTTCAACGTTGTCAAAGTAGTAGACAACACGATCATTGTAAGCTGCTTCACTGGCTACTCTCACTGCAACATCGCCCGTCAGTGTGCGTTCACACCATCGCCTTACAGCAAACATAGTCATTTGATCAAAGTGATCAGTCTGTGTACTCATCCATGCAGCCCACGGCCATAAGCTGTTAGGCCATGGCGGGTCCCGCTGGTCGAACTTCAAAAGTTCCTGCGGCATTATCCACAACACGGTGTTGGGATCTAAGCTGTCAAGGTCAATCCAGCGAGACATTTTTATTCATTCGTTAGTATGTAATGCATTGCAGCTTGCTCAAAATCATCCGAAGATTTAAAAAACACTTCTTTATCTTCGTAATTATGAATCCAGCATTTAGGTTGTGCATTTCTGCGTTCGAAACAGTACCATTCACTATTATTGCGAATTTCACTACCATCACCTAATGTTGCAATGCAGGATTTTACAAAATTATTAAACATACTACCAAACGTGTTTGCACGATATAAGTATCCTCGTTCAAATGCTTGATTACGATCATCTATTTTACAAAAGTCGCCAAATTTATATCTAGTACGAGGGTATGGTGTATTACGTCCCATATTAAACTCCTGTAACTTTGTCATTACGAAACCCCATGAACACAGGGAACCTCACACTCCAAACGTCATCGCTGTCTTGATTCTTTGTTAGTACATCTCCTTTGATTTCAACTGTGCGACCAATTACAGTATCGCGGCTTACCCAAATCTCATCACGTAGTTCTTCTGTATAGCCGCCGCCAACTGTGACTTCAATCAGCTTGCCTTGATCAACACCGCGACATACCAATCCACCCATGGTGTTTTTGAATTTGCTGTCAGCTTTACCAGGTTCAACGTCAACAACTTCCAAGTCCACAGTGATAAAGGGTTTGATCTTCATCCATGCATCGGTACGCTTGCAACGATAGCTGGCACCGGGATCTTTTACCATAATGCCTTCATAGCCAGCAGCCACAGTTTCGTTGTTGAACTGTTTGAATTCTTCCTGTCCTTCTGCTGTATCAAGATCGACAGCCTTCTTGGGAATCACATACACACTTTCGCCGCAGGTGTCTTGCAACATGGGTATAAATCCAACTAGCACATCCTGTCGTTCTGTCTGTTTCACAGCATATTCACCTGCACGGAATTCGTCAAGCGGAATGATATCAAACAGTGCCAGTTTGGCATCGCTGGTATCCACATCACTTTTGCGATTCAACTGCTTCATCAGTTCTTGGAAGCTGCGGCTAACCATTTCGCCATCCAGCACAATGCTCTGTTTCAACTTGGGCAGCATTGCAGACATTTTGTCAGTGATGGCATCAAACCTATCGTTTTGCCGTCCGTCTCGGCTGTATTGTGTAACAGTCTGTGCGTCGATATCCAAGATAGTGAGAATGCGCACACCATCCAGTTTGGGATCCAGCAGCTTCCAACCCTTCATCTTCTTGGGATGGTCATCTGCGTTTTTTGCAAGCTGGCAGCTAAACACAGGGATAGTATATTGCAGTGCATCACCGCCAATGGCTTCCAGCACTTTGTTGATAGTGCTTTCAGTTACACCGCACTTGAGATCTTTAAGCAGCAGTCTACGGTACCAACCGTTCCAATCTGCGGTGCTTGATACATCTGCTGCTGCAAGCAGTGCATCACGTGCAGCATTGCCAGTTAGTTGGCGTTTGCGCAGTCGTTCTAGCAGTGTGTTGAATTTGATCCAGTCCATGCTGGGTACAAAGCCCGGCATATCACCATCTTCAATAATGGGTGCTTTTTTGACACCAAATGTAACAAGTGCATCATATGCAAGCTTGGCACCTTGGAAGAATTCAACACAGCCTTGATCCCATGCGCGGCGCACGATGGCTTCTTTATCTAGTCTACCCGGTGTAGCTTCAAGCTGCGCAATGACGTCTGACGGTTTCATCTGTGTACCTCTATGGAACGTTATACACTATGATGTAGCAGATAAGCAGTGCGTTGTCAACCTGATCAACTACCTGAACCAATGCTTTGTTCAATTGTATCAAGTTCTGGCCAGTCTACATTGTGTTTGCGTAGGTAATCGACTACCTCTTTTGCAAGATCAAATTGGCTAGTATGCATCCAATTTAAAACTGTTTTAATTATAGAACGCTTGACTTTGTGGTCAGCAAACAACGCCGGGCTGGGATTTTTGATGTATTTTATGTTAAGGCCATCTTCTTGTACCGCAGCCGATTGTGACGCCAGGCTGGGATTTTTAATATATTCGATTGCCCATGGTCTGTGTTGCACCGCAGCCAATTGCACAGCTGGTGTAGGATTGTCAATTGATCTTATTGCCCAGCCAGATTGTTGTACCGCAGCCAATTGAATAGCTAGACTGGGATTAGAAATATATTGTATTCTACTACCGTCTTTTTTCACAGCAGTGAGTTGTCGCTTTTCGCTGGCAGTATTCAAGTCAGATAATTTTAACGATTCAGTTAGTTTGCCTGCATTCATGCTTTGTTCAATTGTATCAAGTTCTGGCCAGTTTATGTTTAGAGTTCGCAGTTTATTCGCTATATTGACCACAGTTTCAGACTGCGGTCCTTTATGTTTTAATTCAGCTAGTAGAAATTTTATTATAGTATGTTTATGCGGCAAAATGTCATTGGCTGAAAATTCAACATCAGTGGTTAAAACAGCAGGACCAAATTTAGATAATATCGCATTTGCATCTTGATTTAAAACGAACCTGACTGCGTCTGCTATTTCTCTTGCGATTCCGCCTGCATAGTAATCAATTTGATCGTTGTTACTATAATCAATTTCAATATCGGATGCTGCCGACTCACTGAATCCAATATCAGTTAACTTTTCAACTAGTTCACTGTCGTAATTACCTTCGTCGAACCAATTTTTTACCTCTTCATATGCTTCTTCGTCATCCGAGTTTGCCGAAAATTGTGGTTGAAAATTATATTGTAAAATAAGTTCGCCGTGATAAGGGTCTTCATCAACGTCCATTGGTACTGATACAGACATTTGTAGCGTAGTTACTCTAGCAGTTAACTTGACTGGTTCGTCGTCGATGCCAATATGACCATCGATAGTAACAACATCATTAATAGGAACTTTAAACAGTACCTCAATACCAGTGTCGTCATATACAGGATATAGTGTTATGTATTTTGCAATAAATTCCAAGTCTGCTGTAATAGACAACTCACTGTCTTCTAGTATTTTTCTATACTGTTGGATGTCGTCGGTCATCTGTTAATTTCCTATCGTTTTTGCATTCATACTGCGTTCTATCACCGCTAGATCTGACCATTGTACACCATGCTTGCGCCGGTGTTTTGAGAAGTGTTTCTAATAGCTGTTTGTAATAACCAGGTTCGTGGGTCATGAGTATTCTTTAAAATTACTGATATACTTATCTTAGAGTATTCATCGAGATATCAAGTTCTGCTTCGCCGAACTGCGACTGTCGTTGCTGTCATTTCGCAGGCTCCATTCATCAACTCAATCGCTATATCTTAATAATTGAATCTTAATTATTTCGATAGATTTGATGTCACAAGACGACTAGTGTGCCGCCTTGTGACCAAGAGCCAACATTTCGATGAGTTCTCTAGCCTGTCCATCAGTTCGCAACCTTATTCAGGCAAGGGGCTGTCATGATTTCCTCCATTTTACGTTAATTTCTGCCTATCTCGTTCAATGGCCTATGGACCAACAATACCACTGAATGTCATGGATATGGGGTTACCGTCTACTACCCCAAGTATCATATAATATGATTTCGACCGCGGTTTGCTTATGCTGATACGCAGAGCTTTTTATTTTGAATTGTCACGGAACCGGATTGCCGGAAGCTTCGCATCCACCATCAGTGGGTAGTGCGTATCAGTCATGCTGTCGCCCATGTGCATCCCTTCCCGTCCGAAGGTGAGCAGTCCTATTCAAACGCCTGGACCGGCTATCGACAGTGTTTAATTAAAAAGGGCAAGTGTTACCTTGCCCTAGTTTGCAGTTATGGTTGCCATCCCGGCGGCGGAGTTGCGCCACTGGTATAAGCAGGGAATGCTGTGTTAGATACATCTGTGCCATATCTAGTACGCAATACAATCCCTCGCTTCTGCAAGTTCTTACTACTGTCGTAGTATACTGCCATTATGGCATTAGGCACAGTGGAATTCTCTCTGGTAAACTGTGTATTAACAGTGTTCCATTGAGTGGCAGCACCAAATCCTGTGCCAACTGATTGACTAACAGAACTCAAACTGTCCGCAGATCCGCTGTGGTTGTATATACCTCTAGCTACACTGCTGCTGGGATTGGCAAACGTGAGTTTGTTGATACTTGACGCAGGAAAACTATTTTGCCATTGATACTCACGGAATACCATGGCACCAATAACTCCTGTGTTACCTACGTTGCCGCCAATTTTAGCCACATAGCTTTTGCTGCTACGGCTGAAGAAGAACTCGGCAGCGGTTGATGCATCCAGTTTCCACCCTGGTATTTCCAGTGTGCTGTTGCCATTTACCACATAGCCTTCGCTTAGATGCCCTGCGGGTTTACCCTTGAGGACATCTAGTCCGTCTACACTGAAGATTGCCAATACCCTATCTGGACTTCGATTGGTAAAGCGGAGAGTGTATGTGCTACCCTCTCTGCCTTCAATCCAAACCTGCCCTTGATGATAGTATTCATCGGCAGGTCTGCGTCCAAGTGGGCAGATCTCCAGCTGATATTGTGCGCTGGAATCAAACATCTTACTTGATCCTGTCGCGTTCTTCGGCAGTCATACTAGTAGACGCATACACTGCATGCGTATCCAACCCTGCTATCTTTGCACTGCGCATACGTACAGTGGTAGCACTGAGTGTACCCATAGTCTGCGCCATGTTGGTAGTGCTGTAGTTTACACTGTTCATAGTGTTCATACCAAAGCTTGCACCAACTGAGAACGCATCAATGTTTGCACCAAGGAACACAAAACTCCAGTCTGCCTTTTCAGCAGCAGCAACCATTGCTTTGATTTGTGTACTGTTGAATTTGCTACTGGCGTTTTCTTCGCCGTCAGTCATAATAAGAACGATAACACCGGGGCGATCCTTCTTCTTATTCTTTTCCAGTGTGGCATTTACCTGCTCAATAGTATAGCCAATGCAGTCGAGCAAGTTGGTTCCACCATTGGGTCGGTAGTTCTTTTTATCAAGCGCAGGCGCTTCGCTAATTGCAAGATTTTCAAACACAGTTTTGATATGCGGTGCGTCGAACTTGTTCAGTGTAAGAGTTGCATCGCCTGCATTTTCAGCAGCACGTTGGCCTTGAACAAATTCGTTAAAACCAGAGATAGTGCTGTCGTAGCAGGAATTCATACTACCGCTTTCATCAAGTACAACCGCAATAAGGTTGCCTTTGGTGCCAGCTTTTTTAAACTTGTATGTGTTTGTGGGAGTTGTGGTTGTTGCTACTGTTACAGTAGTTTGCTGTGTCAAACCGAGACCTGGAAACGGGTTCGGCAGAGTGCCATTTGTAGTAGTCATATCAATGTCCTTCGAGGTCTTTACTGCCCAAAATCACCTTTGGGTCTTATCTGCCTCATCCTGCACCCTGTGTGCATTAAACATATTTATAATGTCTGAATTGCTGATATCCAAATTATTTAGATAGAACTCATTGATTGTCAGCAGCAGTTGCACTGTCTTTTATTATTTCCAAATCTGGCCATGTGACGCCTAGTTTGTTTAGTTGCCATATAAATGCTTTGGTATGTTTAAACATCTCTGCTTTGAGATATTCCAGCAACATTTTAATTAATCGGTGCCTGTATGGTTTAAGATCTTCTGCGTGATCGCCTTCGTAGCCCATGCGCAACAATTCTACCAATGCAAGTCTTACATTTGTCATATCATTGGCATTGAGAGCTTGCATTAAATTATCAAGTTGGTATTCGGCGTCATTGCTCATGGTGTATCCTTTTACAGTTGTACTGTTGGAAACAATACAGTAGTCATAAATTCTGTAGCAAGTTCATCGCCTAACAGATTCTTAATGGCTTTTACAGTATGCTCATTTTTACGTTGCTGTATGCAATATCTATCCTGTGCGGCTATGATATTAGCAGACAGGTGTGTATCAGGCGTTAAGCTATCAAGGTATTGTGCTAATACCAACTTTGCATCGTCTGCAATTGCTATCAACTCATCGCCTGTTGGTCTGCATGCAATCCAATTTTCGCCAAATATGTCGCCCCATTCTGGACGTTGTCTAGGACGTTCAATTGGCAATGTGGTAAAAGGCTGACTGGGTAATACAGTGGGACTGAGATCCCAAAACAATCCAGTTACTTTGCTTTCGCCTGCTATAACATCAAATCCAAATATAGGAGCAGGATCGGTAACATGCGGAAATACACAGCAATGTACCACCATGAAACGATCCTGATTAAAAATTTCCACATGCGCCATGC